CAGAAGAAAAAGAATCTACTAGCGAGAATACTACAACATCCGTTGTTTCATCAAAGAAAAATATTAAACAAAAAAAAGTACAATCGAAAAAAACTATCAATGCAAAACTGGAGAAAGTTATGACAAAAATTGACCAAGAAATAAAAAATTCCTCAAAAAATTTACAACTTAAAAATATTATTAAAATGGATGTTATGATTGGAGAACAGTTATCATTAGCTGTATATGAGAATGTAGAGTTTTATAAACCTAAAGTTATATATCTAAATCAATTAGATATACAAGATAATAGAAAAATATATTCTGATATAACATTAGCTAAATATACTGACAAAGATATTATAGGTATTAAACAAAAAGAATTACAATTATTAGATGATAAGAAACAACAATTATTAATTGAATTAGAGGTATTAAAAAATGGATAAAATAAAAAATCAATTAGCAGGTGTAGCAGCTTTGCTAGGTGTTATTGCTGCAATAGGTGGTGGTTTTGTAAAGTATGGAGAAATCACAACTAAATTAGAAGCATTAGAATCAGCAGGTGGAACTGATTACTCTGCACAGATAGCTGTGTTAGAAGAAAAGGTAGAAGCTTTAAGTGTTAAACATGGACATACTAAGATATTAGTAAATGAAAAAGAAATAGAATTACTTAAAGTACAAATAGAAGAAATTAAAGTTAAATCATCTAACCCATTGGCAACTAATTAATGAAACTTAGTGGACATTTTAGTTTAGCAGAACTAACTAAATCACAAACTGCTACAAGAAAAGGTATAGATAATAAACCTACTCTTGATCATATAGAAAATTTAACAGAATTATGTACACACGTACTAGAACCAACACGTAGAAACTTTGGTAAACCTATGGTAATATCTTCTGGATATAGATCAGAAGAATTATGTGAGGCTATTGGTTCAAGTAAAAACAGCCAACATGCTAAAGGACAAGCGGCAGATTTTGAAATGTTTGGTGTAGATAATAAAGAATTAGCAAAGTACATTAAAAATAACCTAGTGTTTGATCAACTTATACTAGAGTTTTATAATCCAGATGACCCTTCAAGTGGATGGGTGCATTGCTCATATAGTAAAGAAGAAAATAGAAAACAATCATTATTATATAATGGAAAGGATTATACAGAATGGCTTACTTAAATGCGAATATACCTGTAATAGAATGTTATGTTAGAGGTAACTACTTAAGAGATCAAAAAGATTCACACGATAAATACTTTGAATGCGTGGTATTTGGTTTTACATCAATACCTAAACAAGTACCACTGTTTCATTTTATGATGACAGATGGAGGTATATGGTGGAGAGCACCTATATCAGCATTTTGTAAAAAACCAGGAACAAAAGAATTACCTTTAGACGAGTTATGTTTATGGGATTCATTTAGTTATAATGTAAGTGTTACAACTTTCTATCAAATGGCAGGTTGTAAAATGAAATATATATCAAGACGTAAAGTAGATAGAGAAGGTATTTATTTATTTACAATTGATTGGTGTGCAGGAGACTATAACGAATTAAATTATGGTTATGCAGAAAAACCAGATCAACATAAGTGTGGTCATGTAATTGAACTAGATGATGGTAATTATGCAATACAACCCAACAATAGACTAAGGATCTTTGATCCTTCAATGGCAGCAGATCCTTCAAAACCCCTTATAAATAGACTAGTAAATACTAACATATGGTCAGTAGAAACTACATCCAAATGGATTACAGATGAACATGAGGAAGGTAGCTACGACTACAAATATACGGAGTTAAAAGATGGCAGTAAATAAAGCAGGAAACTATACACAACCTAATAAAAGAAAACAAATCTTTAATAGAATAAAAGCAGCTAATACTCATGGTACAGCTGCAGGTAAGTGGTCGGCTAGAAAAGCACAAGCACTAGCTAAAGCTTATAAGAAAGCAGGTGGTGGATACAAATCGTGATAAACTTTATTAAAAAAGTTTTGGGTATAAGTGATCTAGAATATAAAATTAGATTACTTGAAAGAAAAAATTATTGGAGAGAGAAATACAAACATGGCTAGAATTGTAGGTAAACAAAGAAAATTAGATTTTAATAAAAATAATAAATTAGATAAACAAGATTTTAAAATATTAGCAAAGATTAATAAAGGAAAGAAAAAAAATGGCATTAGCAAAAAGTCAAAGATCGCTTAAAGCTTGGGGAGATCAGAAGTGGAGAACAAAATCTGGTAAGCCATCAAGTAAGACAGGCGAAAGATACTTACCAAGTAAGGCTATAAAATCTTTATCATCTTCTGAGTATGCTGCTACAACTGCAGCTAAAAGAAAAGGTAAAGCAGCAGGTAAACAATTTGTTAAACAGCCTAAGACTATAGCAAGTAAAGTAAAAAAATATAGGAGTTTTGCATAATGCCTAAATCATATGCGTGGCAAAGAAAAGAAGGTAAGAATCCTTCTGGTGGATTAAATAAAAAAGGTAGAGATAGTTACAAGGCTCAAACAGGTGGTACTTTAAAAGCACCTAGTAAAGAAGTTGGTAATAAAAGACGTGCTAGTTTTTGTGCACGTATGCGAGGTATGAAAAAGAAACTTACTTCAAAGAAAACTGCAAATGATCCACAAAGTAGAATTAATAAAGCTTTAAGAGCATGGAATTGTTAATGAGAGATACTAAACTTATTAATTCATATGTAGCTAAACAAGCTAAAGATAAAAAACAAAAAGAGTTATTTAAAATTTTAAAGAAAGAAGTAGAGACAGGTGCTAATGGCACTCAAAACTACATGATAAAAAAAGGTATTAATAAAAACACAATAGCTAAGAAATAAAAAAGGGGAAGCGTTAACTTCCCCCAGTAGGCAACATCAAGGGCTCCTTTAGGGAGCCTTTTTTTTTGGTGTTAAATCTTTTGTATCATTTGTTTAATATCATCCTCTAGTTTTTTACCAGCAGAGTTTGCATGATTAATAATTGCAGCACATAGATTAGCTTGGTATTTAAATTCTTTTAAAGCTTCTCTTATTTTACCTACTGGTTTTCCTCCATAATCAATTACAATAGCATTATCTTTATTTAATCCAATCTTTAATTCAAATAATAAACCTGTATGTTTATTTAAACTATTTTTTTGCATTGGTGTCCTCCGATTGTCTCTTAACAAAGTCTGCACCAATTTTAGGATCTAGTTGATTTAATCTTGCTAACATGCTCATAAGTTTTACAACTTCTGCATATGGTCTAGTCATAAGATATTTCATTATATCTTGTAATTGCATAGAGTCTATTAAATAAGTTCTAGATCCTATACTATTTCCTTCTTTCTCTTTAGTCATTATGTTCTCCAAAATGTTTATGTATTGTTTTTATATTTTCTTCTGCTGTAGATATTACATTTATTAATTTATCTAACTCTTCTATAAATTGTGGGTGCTCACCAATAGCTACAGGATGATCTAGGTACACAATTGCTTTAGCTGTAGCATTAGATATTTCTGCATTATATTTATCTATTAGTGCATTAACAAATATCTGTCTCATTCTTGCCCCCTAAATTGATAATACTTATCTTCAATAAGATCTGCATCATCTAGATAAGGATTAAATTTAGCAGCTGCAGATTCTCTAGCATCTCTAATAGTTTGATTTAGAGTTCTACCTTGTTGCAAACAACCTGCTACAAAATCTTCTACTTCTATTATTGCTTGTTTAACTTGTCCCATTTTTGACCTCCTTTACTAGTCTATTTAAATACCATTGTGCTTTTTCTAAATCTTGCAATGGCTCACCTTTAAATTTATATCTTGAAACATATTTCAAAACATTACCTTTAAGATATCCATGATACTCATCATTTTCCATACAATCACGAATAACATCTATAGTTTCTTTTTTACCATGCATGTAATGTGCAGGTGAATTTACACTATCAAACTTTACTTCATTCTCATAAGATAAATCATTGCCATGATCTATTTTTTTTAGATATACTCTTTTATCTTTTACCATATTTTCTCCTTACTGTATTATACTCAACCATTTCAAGATCGTATTCTCCTTTATCTACATTACGTTTAACTACAAGTCCACTCCACCACATTTGCTGAGTACTCTTAGCATAGTTTTCCTTATGATGCAAGTAACATCCTGCAGATAATCCCATAAGTTTTCTACCAGATGGTAAGGCACACATAGCATAATCAAATGTGTGTATATGACCTACAGTAGAAGATACTTTATTTTTTAGTAAGAGAGAACGAGCAACGTTGTCACCGCTAATAGGCTTCCCCATGACACCAGTAGGATAATTGTGGCAATAGTACACACCATCAACCACAACGGGTTCTTGATATGGATAAACTTCCCAACCAAAACTTTCAAATTTAAAATCGTCTGTACTAATTGTTCCTTCAAGTTCTGGTATTTCATCTGTTGTTCTATCTATCCTATCTTCGTGATTACCAAGTAGCATGATTTTTCTTGGTCGTCTTCCTTTGAGACCTTTGTTAAATTTTCCCAATGCATCATGAGCATGGTCTATATCTTTTTTATATCTTCTACCTTCAAATGATTTTTTACCTTTATCATAACTAGATAGTGAATCCATACTTGCAAAATCACCCATGCATATTATGGTATTTGGTTTCAGATCATGTGCAAATTTACCTGCCCATAAAAATCTGTCATTGCTTGCCTTTGGAGTACAATGAGGGTCTCCTATTACTAAATGTGTTGCCATTAGTTTAACTCCTTATCACGTTTGTTTTTTAAGTATTCAATAAAATCAATAACATTATCTTCACTATCAAATTCTGCTACAGAATTAATTGCTAGATCTTGTTTGTTATTTTTTTTATCATCAGCAAAACCACGAAGCCCATACATGAATGTTGTTTGAGGGTCTGAAGTTGCCATTTTAATCATACCTCTTGCAATTGTAGAGCATAATTCATATTGCTCTGTAGTCATTGCTGCTTTACTATCCATTACTATACCACAAGTAAAACCTTTATCCCAAGGTGTGACTAAAACTTTTATTGAATTTGTTACATCAAACTTTTTTTTTCTTGCCATTATTTATACCAATACCTTTCATAATTTTCATGATTATATTCTACTATCTTGTGTTCAAATCCTCTTCTCATACTTTTTCTACCAAATTCTTCTGCTTCGTTTTCTTTATCAAATAAAACATTACTAAACATTTTAAATTCTTTATCTTTTTTATTTTTATATATTACAAAATATAACATCATTAGTACAAGGGTGGAAAATAGACCCCTCAAAACTACTCCCCACCCAGTTAAAGTTATAATCCTTAGTCAAAAGTTTCCTCTTTCTTAGGATTGTTTACCTCAGTGTACCAAACCCATTTAGGATTCTTGCCTTGCGATTGTTGTTGTGGTAACAATTGCAATTTACTTCCCCAACAAGGAAGTTTGTATGGGCAAAATGAACAAGCCATGCCCAAAATTTTATTACCTGTTTTCTTAGTTCTAAATGTTTCTTCTATATCTTTAAAGCATCTCTTAAAAGGAGTCTTATCCTCAATAGCTTGTATGTTTTTTTCTGCTGTTGCTAATGCTTTAACTCTGTATTGCTCATCATCTAAAGGAGTTTCGCATACTGTCCACTCTCCTGTAGATTTATTAATTACAATCCATCCACCAAAAGGCATCTTCTCACTTTCACTATAAAGATATCCTTGAGGTACATATCCAAACGCATCGTCTTTTGCAACCTCTTCAAACCCACTTCCAAACTTTCTATCGAATGAATATGGTGATGCACTTTTAATATCCCACACTTTTTCATCAATCTTAACATCAAGCCTGCCTTCAATTTCTGATTCTTTAAACTTAAGTTTAACTTTTTTCTGCTCATCTTTTACTTCTACTCCTGCTGATTTCATTACAAATATAGCCAATGCTTCAACGAGATCACCAAAAGTATTTCTCATTTTAACATTGTATGGTTGACCTTCACCTTTTACATTTTTTGCTTCCATTTGTAATTGGCACAATGGTCTACCTACACTTGACATTCTTGGTTTAAATCCTTCTCGTCTTTGTTCAGAGAATTGTTTGCGTAAGGCACTTTTACATGCCTCACCAAACTCTTCTACTAGTGTATCTGATATTTCAATAGATTCTTTATTTACTTTATCAAGATACGTTTGAACTTTTAGAAGTATATCGTTCATTATGATGCCAACACATCTACAGGATCTTCAACTTGATCCACAACTTTCTTCATATCTTTATCAGATGAATCATAGTTGCTCTTCTTTGCAGCTTTATATAGATCTATCACTTCTGTATTTTCTTTAGTGATAACTTCTTGAAATACTCCAAGAGTTTCCATATCTTCTTTTGACATCTCTAAGCCAGCATCAGCATTAACAGAAATCTCTGGTGTGTAATAAACATTACCACCTTTTTTCTGTCTCTTAGTATCTACTGATAATGTAGTAGTAAACATAAGTTTTTTACGTTTAGTAATCTGATCTAACGCAGAGCCAACTGGAGCAAATGCTGTACCTGTAACCCTCCATAGAGCAGGCAGATTAGAAACAGTGTGTTCTTCGCCATTTGCTTTTACTCCTTTAAATGATAACAGACCATACAATAATCTATAACATCTTATTGTTCTTTGTTCTGCTAATTGTTCTGGTGTTAAAGAATCTCTTTCTTTAAAAGGGACTTTACCACACTTTGTACCACCAAGTATATCTACAGCTTCTTCTTTCCAGTTCTTGAAAATAATAGATCTGTTTACATACTCAGATTTATCTGGGTCATAGTGCATATATTGCATTGCACTTATGAATGGTCTAAATGTTACAGGTTTACCATATACATTTTGACCTACACTAGAATCAAATGTAAATAAATTACCAACAGGTAATTGATTACCTTCATCGTCTTCTGGTGATCTGTTGATGCCAAGTCTAGGAATATTTACTCCTTTACTTGAGCCATCATCTTGTCCAATAGCTTCCATAATCTGCTCATTAGACATTTCGTTTATATTTGCTATGTTATTATCCATAATAGCCTCCTTAATTGTTGATTTGCTTATACCACATTTTTACTAATTTGTCAAGTGTTATTTTCATATACCTCTAATAACTAGTCCTATTAAAACCCAGCCTATTAAGGCATATATTATTATATCTAGTATTAACATATTTTAGTTTCTCCTTCAACTATCTCGTATGGTAATCCTTCCAAACGAGCAAACCACATAAGATAACTTTGTAGTTCTTCATCTTCGTTAATGTAAAGTTTAGAAGGTTCTCCCTCAAACTCTTGCTTTAATAACTGGAGCATGTCATAAGCTTCTTCTTGCTCATCACTACCCCAATCATCAACTTCTTTATCTAGTATTGATACTACCATTACTACTCCTTATGGTCATATGGCTCAAATGTAACTTCTACTTTACAAGTTTTACCACAACCATGTTGATGCCATGCTTGATCAAGATCTTCTAATAATTGTATAAAAGTTTTACCCATTATACATTCATCTGATGTCATCATCTGTTGAACAGAAGTGCCTTTGCTTTGCTTACCATTTTTCCAAGTATAATCCATGGAAAATATTTTATATTTATCTATATGCATTAGTTCTCCTATAAGTTATTATTAAAATGGAATATCATCATCATCTACTTTTTTATCTAATGATGGTATTTCAATTGTTTGTACTGAGTAAGACGTAGTCGTCTCACGTTTTGCTTTAGCTACTGCATTGAGTTTATCTGCTATGTCTAAAGCCTCACCATAGTTATCCATATGTAACTCAATGTTTATTAGTGGATCAATGTTATTGAACCTTACTATTTTTAGTATTAGATTAGTTTGTGTCATTAATATATCTCCTTTGACAATGATTTCATTACTTGCTCTTTAATAATTGATTTAACTTTTTTATTTCTAGTACCTCTACCAAAACCCATAACTTCTACATGGGTATCAAACCAATCATTAGTTTCTTTTTCTTTATTTACTTTTTTATTTGTTGTTTTTATTTTAGTCATTATTTATCTCCTTCATATTTAACCAATCATATCCCATTTTGATCTCTGTGTCAAGTGGAATATTAAAGTTTATTCCGTAATACTCTTTTAGTGCAGGTATTACAGATGCTGTGCCCTCATCAAATATTCTACTCATTACAGCTTCTTCTTGAGGATAAACATCAGCCACAATAGAATCGTGAACTGTGTTAATAAGTAAACTCTTTACTTTTTCTTTTTTCATTAACTCATATATTTTTATACAAGCTAAAGGTACAATGTCAGCAGTAGCTAAACCTTGTACAGGATAATTTTTTATTTGAGTACCATAACTAGATCCACCCCAAGGCATACGTTCTGCATATGGAAATGAATATTCTCTACCTGTAGGTAGTTTAATTCTTTTATAAGTTATAGCTTGAGTTTGTAATTCATCATGCCATTTAGTTATGTCTTTATATTTTTCTGCAAATGTTTTATAATATTTTTTTTCAGCATCTGTACCTGTTGTACCACCATACAAAGGTTTAAATGTATGTGCCTTTGCATCTTGTCTTGATACACCAATTACATCAGCAGTAAATCTATGTACATCTATTTTATTTTTTATATCTTCCATACCTTGTTTATCTTGTGCAAGAAATACAGCAGTTCTAAATTCTAATTGTGCAAAGTCTACTTCTATAATCTGACCACCTTCAAATCTAGATTGTATAACTTTACGTATTGGAAATGTACCACCTCTAGGTTGGTTTTGAAAGTTAGGATCACGACTAGATAATCTACCTGTAGCTGTGACAGCTTGCATAAACTTAGGATGTAGTAATCCATTATCATTTGTAAAGTTCTGTAATCCTTCTACAAAAGTATTTAAGTATGTAGATATAGCATTGTGTCTAAGTATAGCATCAATAAATTCTCTAAACTCTCCTTCAGCTTCTCCTGCAATTTTATTTAAAGTTATTCTATCTGTTTTAAATCCAGAGTCTGATACATCATATACACTTCTAGGTCTTTGATTAAACCCTGCAAGTTTAGCCATGTTAGCATATGTAAATCCTTCACCATCACAATCAGAACACTTACTATATTTTTTATATGGTGTACCATCAACTTTAACTTTTTTAATTACACCTTTACCATTACAATGTAAGCATTGACTAGCAATAGTTTTATGTATAGGCTCAGAGTTATTAGCTACTAGTGTTCTAAATTGTGAGAAAGAAAACTTAGGTCTTTTCTTATTTTTCTTTGTAAATTTATCTATACCTGTATTAAATATCTTAGCCCACTCATGTTTATCTTTAGGTTTTTTAGAATAGATTAACCATGATAATTGTTCTGGACTACCTAAATTAATTTTAGTATCTCCCATCTTATCATATACAATCTTATCTATCTTTTGTTTTAGATATGCAAACTCTGCTCTGTATTCTTTCTCTACTTGTTTAAGATCATCTAAATTTACATTGATACCATTACGTTCCATATCAGTAAGCACAATTAAAAACTCATTCATAACTTTAATTGTCTTTAACAAACCTTTATCTTTATCTGTTCGTAAGTCTTCCATTTGAGAATCAAATAATTTTCTAGTAATAGCTACGTCTATCTTACCATATTCTTCTACAATATCTGCAGGAATATTTTCAAATGATACACCTCTGTCCATATATTCTTTTACTGCATCATCTTTAGCACCTAGCTTTCTTCTTTGACAACACATCTGTAGTGTTAAACTTTTTCTTATACCTCTATTTAAAACATACTCTGCTATCATTGTATCATACACATTGCCTTCGTATTTAAATCCTGCTTCAAGCAACCAACTTAAATCAAACTTAATGTTATGACCTATAAGTATTTTAGTTTCATCTAATATCTTTTGAATTTTATGATAGCAACCCTCATCTACTCTTTCACTATGATTAGTAAAATAATATTCATCATTAATTCCAACACTAACTAATATATTCTTTGGATTAAATGGTGATGGATCAAATCCACCTGTTTCTGTTTTTTGATAAGAAGTTTCTACATCTATTGTTGTTATCATATTTCCATCTTCCTTATTGTTATAACATAATCTTCGCCTTTATATCTAACATCAATATCTCTTTCTGGATTTTTATCTAACCACATGCCTCTACCAGTATCATCTATATCTTTATGTTTATCAATAAAGTCTTCAAATATTTTACTAAGCTTTAATATATTCATATTACCTTTCTAGTCTGTATATCGACTTATATATTTATCTAGTATACAAGATGGATCTCCATGCCAACCTGTTATTTTATTTTTACTTATGTTTAATACTCTGGTATTGTTAGTAGGATCATTAGATGTTCTATTACCAATACCAATAATTAAATCTGCTTCGGCTGCTTTACCTGTCTTAGAATTTTCCATCATATCAAATGATATATGATCTCTGTTGTGTGCATCTGCTGATGCTTGTGATATAGCAATGACTACACATTCTCTTCTCTTTGCTATCTCTCTTGCACTTGTATAGATTGCTCTTAACTTTTCATCTGTTCTAGCATATGTGCCACCAATATTTATTTTATCTAACTGATCTATTACAATAATATCTGGCTTATGTTTTTCACAATGACTATCTATATCTTCAATAGTCCAATCAACAGTATCAATCATTTTAATATTATCTTTTATCTTACTCCAATCTTCATGTGCTGTTTCAATATCATCTACAATTTGTTCTTTGTTGAGTCCTGTAAAACAACTGATGGCTCTCATCTGTGTACGAACTGCAGGTTCCTCATTAATAAACGCATGTACCTTTGCACCTTGTTCAGCAAATCCATATGGTGCTGCTACAAGGCTAACCCAAAATGCTGTCTTACCTGTCTCTGGTCTAGCAAATGCTATCATTAAATTTCCTGGACCAATTCCACCTATATTATTTTTTAATACAGATAAATTAAATTGCCATTTACTTACAACATTTAACTCATCAAGTAATTTAGTAATATCATTTGTTACTGCCTCTAATCTTTCTGCAGGTAATCCTGTCTTATGCTTTTCAATTAAACTTGTAATTAAATTAAAGTCTGCAGGTTTACCATTAAATATTTCAGTAGCTTCTATTGCTATCTTCTGTGCAACATCTCTTTCAATTAATATTTTTATAATATCATCTGCTATTTCTTTTGATGGCTCTTGTGTTTCTTTTATGTCTTCAAGTAATTCACTGAACTGTTCCTTTGCTGCTCGTGTAAGTGCAGGATTAAATACAGTAGTGTGTAAAGAATACAACTCATCAATACTTATATCAGAGTCATATTTTTCATGTGCTTTTTGTATTGTGTCATACAAAGAACCAAAGCTACCTTGAAATACATTACGAGATACTTGACCTTTATACTCTGCATAGAATTTTTTATCTAGCATTAGTTTAATTATTTGTTTTTCTATCATCTTCTGTTTATAGCTTTCTGTAATTTTAATTGTTCTTCTAAAATTACTGTTATCATATCTAATTTACTTTGATCTCTAGTATTCCATTCGCTTTTATTCATATCTTGTATATCATACTTCCAACTATTCCAGTCTTCTAGTATCTCTTGCATCATCTTCTCAGTCATTAAACATCTCCTCTATTTCTTTTGTTCCATAATATTTTAAATCATCTTCTAATGTTTTAACATAAACATTCTTAATACCATAAGATTTAAGTTCATTAGCTATAGCAAATGATTTAGTTGTTGCATCTCTATCTAGTCCTATATACAATTTTTTGTATTGTGTCAAGTACTTCTTATGAGATTCTTTTAATGATGTACCCATTAAAGCTATACCTGTTAATACATTAGATACTGCACATGCAGATGCACAGTCCTCTACAAGTATAGCCTCTTGGTGTTCTGTCAATCCACAAGTAAATGGTACATCTTTGTTGCCATACATATACCATTTTGGATAGACTTTAGAATTTAATCCTCTACCTACTGCACCTACAATCTCATCTGTGTTTGGTTCTTTGACCATAAACACTACACGATTTTGTTTTACATCAAATTTAATTGCTGCTCTACCCCAACTCCAAGCTTCCCAACAATTATTTTTATGTAAGTACTTCATAGATTTTTCATCTGAATATACAGATACAAAACTATCTGGTATTTCAAATGTTGAATTTTGTATTTCTTCTTTCTGTTTAAATGTATCATTTACATAGTTCATATTTTTTTCTCCTTGATATTTACCTTTAGCTTTACATGATGCATGAAAACAATACCAACTTAAATTGTTAGCTGATGTGTCTACCGATAAAGTATTTTTGCCAGAACAAAAAGGACAATCCAATCTAACAGATGTATCTGGTGGAATAAATAGTCCCTCTACTACTGCTAATTGTTGTTTATAATTCAACTGGCATTTCCTCGTATACTATTGTATATATATCTTTTGCATAGAAGTCATCAGCTTCTATTTTCATTAGTCCTTCATTTAAATATTCAGCAACAGCATTCTCAACCATTTCTATTGTTGGTTCGTATGGAAATGGTATTAGTCCCTTTGCGTCTATTCCTAGTCCGAAGATTCTTACTTTGTATTTTTTCATCATGATTCTCCTTATCATAGTTATCTTTGTTTGTCAAGTTCTTTCTTAATTTTTTATAATAATCTGGGTGTCGCCACATTATTTATTACCATTAGTTATTACATATCTTAACACACTTGTTGTTGGATTTACATCTGTTGTTTTGCAAGATGTAAGGCACAAAAAAAATATTATTAAAATATATTTAATCATCTTTTTCCTCTGGTTCATTATAAAATCTAACACTAAGCCATATACCATGGCTATTAACATTTTGTATTTCCCATTTATGTGTAGGACATTCTTCTAACCATTCTCTTATTTCTTCATCATGTATTTCATCCATATTAATGCTCCTTATAACTTACTTGTTTAACTTCACGACTCCAACAGGCACGACAACTACCACACTCACCATTTTGTTTAGGTGCAGGACATTCTCTACCTA